TGAATATATATTTTTATATAATTTCTTTATAAACTTTATCAACATTATCAATCTTATATTTTCCACAAGGTCCACAGTTATCCATATTTGCCATATCAATTTTTCTATTAATAGTCTTATTACACAAAGGAATATTCCATCTACCTAATGGAGTTTTAATTGGAATCTTTATTAATTTATTTTTAATATACGATAAAATATTTTGCATTTTCTTTATTGTATATTTATTGGTTTTGTTTTAACTAACTTTCTTTATTTATTATATATATATATATTATTTGAATATTTTTGAATCATTTTTTTTTATTATCTAAAATGCTGCTAAATTTGTAATACCTCTTCCGATAATTAGTCCATGAATATCTTGTGTTCCTTCGTATGTATTTACAGCTTCTAGATTTAACATATGTCTTATTATATGATATTCATCAGATATACCATTACCACCAAGAATATCTCTTGCAGTTCTAGATATATTTAATGACTTTAAACAATTATTTCTTTTAATTATTGAAATATTTTCTGGAATTAATAAATCTTCATCCATTAATCTTCCTACTCTTATTGAAGCTTGAAGTCCTAAAGTAATTTCTGTTAACATATCTGTTAACTTTATTTGAACTAATTGATTTGCTGCCAATGATTTATTAAATTGTTTTCTATCTAAGGAATAATCTCTAGCGCGAATATAACAATCTTCTGCTGCTCCTAAGACTCCCCATGCAATTCCATATCTTGCATTATTTAGACACATAAAAGGACCTTTTAAACCTTTAATATTTGGAAGAATATTTTCTTTTGGAACAATAACATTATCCATAAAAATCATACCTGTATTAGATGCTCTTAAAGAAAATTTACCTTCAATTTTTGGACACGTTAACCCTTCCATACCCTTTTCTAAAATAAACCCTCTTACATCATTATTCTCATCTTTTGCCCATATTATAAAAATGTCAGCAATAGGTGAATTTGTTATCCAATTTTTACTTCCATTTAAAATATAATTATTATCCTTTAAAATTGCTTTTGTTTTCATTCCAGATGGGTCGCTACCATGGTCAGGTTCAGTTAACCCAAAACAACCTATTAAATTTCCTTTTGCTAATTCTGGAAGATATTTATCTTTTTGTTTATCTGAACCAAATTTGAATATAGGATACATAACTAATGAGGATTGAACACTTGCACAACTTCTATAACCACTATCAACTCTTTCAATCTCACGCATAATTAAACCATAAGAAACATAATTTACACCAGCACATCCATAACCATTTATAGTTGGACCTAATAAACCTACTTTTCCCATTTCTTTCATAATATTAATGTCAAATTTTTCATTTCTAAATGATGATACAATATTTGGTAATAAAATATCTTTTGAAAAATTTTGCGCCATATCTTTAATAGATGTTTCATCATCAGTCAGCTGATTTGTTAATAAAAAAGGGTCCTTATAATTAAAAATATTTCTTGAAAAAATTTTATTCAAATTTTGTTTTTGAAAACCTATATATTTTACAAACATTACTATAATAGTATAATCATGCAATTTGTTTATACTATTTTATTTATTTATTTATTTAAGTCGCATACATAAGACCTGCATTGCCACCAATAAATGTTACCATATTTACTCTCTCTTCAATCAAATACATATTAAAATTATAATCATAAATGCGCCATGTAGGTTTATTAATTCCTATAATATCTCCAGTGTTTGGGTCACAAATAGTTAAAACTTGGGCGTATGGGTCAACCGGTGGTGATATAGTTGTAAATTCAAATTGTATATTAGAAAATCTACTCATATTCATAGCTCCAGATGGCTGAGTATTCATTTGATTTGTATCTAAACAAAAATTGTAACAATATAAACCAGGAGGTGCATTACCAGATGTTCTCACATATTTTTCAACAAAATTATAGACACCTGAAGGAAGAATATTCTCTCTATATTGACCATCCAATAATATTCCTAGTGCAATTAAGATATATTGAATATTTTGTGGATTATACACACCTGTTACATAAAGACCACTCAATGTTCCATCTGGATTTAAACCTGGACCAAGCAATGCAGGATTAGGAGGTGCAGGCGCTGGATTAGGATAATCACCTGTAGTAGAAGCCGGAGTTACATCTTGTGGCATATAATTATATGGCCAATTTGTGTAATTTGACCACTGGTTACGCAAATTTGCATCACTTCTTTGGAAATAAAACATCCAACTAATAACCATACCAAGTGAATCTAAATTTATTTTATTTTGACCTGTTATATTATAATAAGGTTTTTCGTAAATTTGTTTAAATAAATATTTTTGTTCATTTTTTGCAAAAATTTCTGCTTCATCATTTGAAAGAAAACAATAAGTGCAATTTAAATTTATATCTGCATTCCAATTTGTTCTAGTATCCAAATAAGACGCAGGACCTAAAACTTCATCAGGAGGAGTTTGTAAAAATCTGTATAATTGCATATAAAATTGATTAAAATTTGGAGCAATGACTGGAAAATTATTTGTATAATCCATTACATCACGTATAGTAAACCATTCATTAACTGGTCTAAACGAGACGTTAATTTGAAGTTCGTTATATTGAAGAGCTACCAATGGAAATGCTTGACTTGTAACTAAATTGAACCATGCACCTAGAGGAATATATAGTGTTCTACCTGCAATAGAAGGTTGTGCTCCTGCAGGACGTGTTGTATAAAATGCATTTGGATAAGCATTTACACGTGCTCCGTAATTTGCAGGGTCATTTAATTCTGCAGTTTGTCCAATCATTTCATTGAATAGTGCCAATTTTTGTGAATTAAAGTCTCTTTGAGTCGACGCTAAAAGATATTGTCCTGAATATTCTTGCAACTTCTGATTTCCACAATTTATTGTAATTCTGCTTATAATTTGCGCGCCAATATTTTCAATCCATTGGAATTCGTAAGGAGCCCAATCTGTATATCCAGTTGAACCATCAGGATTTGTATATGCTTGCGGAGGCATAATAGTACTCCATATGCTTGGCAAATTTATTGATATATAGCAATCCATAAGAAGGTCTGCATAACGTTTGACTTTAAAAACAAATGTAGACTCTGTTGTTAAACCTAACGTAGGAGTTCCTTCAAAATCTAGACGGAAATTTTGCTTACCAAAATTAGTATATTTTTTATATGTTGCCTTCCAAAAAGTCTTACTAGGGTTACCATTTAAAATAATATTTTGTTGTCCTTGGGACACTAACTGCATAAGACCACCAGCCATAGTTATGTATATACTATATAATTTTTTTAATTCTTTATTTCATCATAATATAATTTTATTATTTCTAAAACATAAAATTATAAAAATAGTATAATATTATATTAGTAAAATGTCAAGCCAACAAACAGATTATTTAAGCGCAATAAAAAATATGGATGAATCATTTCAATCTTATATGGTTATAGCCTTTATTTTTATTATTTTAATAATTTTTATTGGATATATGGTTTACCTAAGTAGATTGGATAACAGTGAAAATAATTTTATGAATTCATTGTATCCTTCACTCGATGGTAATATAATGCCCATTACAGGAAATGACCCTGATTGTAGCGGTAATTTATATGATTATTACATTAAAACTGCTTATAATGCTTGCAGTGGAGGAAGTTATAAGAATGACTTCGTTGACATCTCTAATTTAAAGGCACTTTTAAAGCAAGGAGTTCGCTGTTTAGATTTTGAAGTTTACTCAATTGATAATCAACCGGTAGTTGCTACAAGCACAGTAGATGATTATTATGTTAAGGAAACATTCAATTCAGTAAGCTTTGGAAGTGTTATGGATACAATTAGTAATTATGCTTTTGCAGGAGGAAGTTGTCCAAATCCAACTGACCCATTATTAATACATTTAAGAATAAAAAGTAACAATCAAGATATGTATAGTAATTTAGCTAATGTGTTTAAATCATACGATACAATTATGCTTGGAAAAGATTATAGTTTTGAAAATTCCGGAAAAAATTTAGGAAGTGTTCCTTTATTAAACTTTCAAAATAAAGTTATATTAATTGTTGATAAATCAAATAATTCTTTTTTACAAAATCAAGACTTTTTAGAATATGTAAATTTAACAAGTAACTCTGTATTTATGAGAGGATATAATTATTATGATATTAAAAATAACCAAGACGTACAAGAATTAACTGAATTTAATAAAAGAGATATGACAATTGTATTCCCTGATAAAGGGGCATCACCATCTAACCCAAGTGGTTTTTTATGTCGCACATATGGTTGTCAAATGATAGCAATGCGCTATCAAACAGTTGATAATTTGTTGATGGAAAATGCATCATTTTTTGATAATTGTGGTTATGCATTTTGCTTAAAACCTGCAAATTTGCGTTATGAACCAGTCACAATTCCAAATCCTACTCCACAAAACCCTGCTTACTCTTATGCTACAAGAAATGCAACAACTGATTATTATAGCTTTAATTTTTAAAATATATAAGAAATAAAAAACACTTAAATACAAAAGTTATTTA